AGCACCAACCGCTGTGTTATAGGAGTTAGTTGCAGTAGTAAAATTTTGAGAGCCTAAAGCAAGTCTACCGATAGCAATATTTTGACTTCCTAAAGTATCTGCTCCTAAAGCATCTCTACCAATAGCTTGATTGTTTGATCCTTCAGTAAGTGCATTTCCTGCGCCTGAACCTATGAGAGTGTTGTTGTCACCTGTTGTCTGCGCTCCTCCAGCATCATCACCAACAAAAGTGTTCATAGAACCAGTAGTCAGCGCATCTCCTGCGCTATCGCCTATCGCTACATTATCTGTCCCTGTAGTCAGCCCTGTGCCAAACGCACCCGAACCCAGACCTACATTGCCTGTACCACCTAGCATATTCAGGACATCTGTTACAGCTGCACCAGAACCAGCTCCATCAGTGGCAATCATGCGAATGCCGCCATTTGGAATGACGACATTCGCGCCACTACCCTGTGAAATCGTTACTGTGTCACCAGCATTGTTTTCTATGACCCAAACTTTGCTGACCGTGTTAGGAGCAAGCGTGACTGTACACGCTTGTGACAAAGATCCCGTAAGTTTCAGGTTAAACGATCTAGCTTCATCACTAGTGCCATCCTGGATTGTAATAGTGGCTGTAGAAGCATCTGATAACGCTTCTGAACCAAGAGAAAAAGCCTCTGCAATATTTTCCAGAGAGGTATTTAGATACCCGCCCCAAGATCCGCTGTTGGCCCCAACTTCCTGTTCCCGAATTCGTAAGTCATTTGTGAAGACATCTGCCATTTTCTATTTCCTATGCAGCTTCGCTCCAATTTGTTGAAGCGTTTGATTGTGTTGTCCATGTGGTTGAAGCTGCGGATTGTTCGCTGTAACTGGTCGAGGCCGCCGACTCTTTAACCCATTTGATTGCCCCTGCGACAGACATGGAGCTTGTACAGGTGATTGGTTGTACGCCTTCGTGTATTTCGGCTCCGGCGATAGTGACTGTTGCAGTTGCGTTAATAACGCAACCTGCAACCTGTATTGATACGGCAGACGTTGACATAGTGGCAGCGGCAGAGATCGTCGAAGCCGCTTGTGCAACCCTGACACCCGCCACTGATACCGTTGAAGACGATGCGATTGTTGTTGCAGCGACTTTGATTGCTGTAGATGCAATAGTCGTAGTCGCAGCCGCGCTAATAGCGACTGTGCCTGTTTGTACTCTAGTCCCAGCGGCAGTAACAGTTGCCGATGCACTAATCGTGGTCGAAGCTGGCTTAACAACCAATCCAGTAGTCGCCATAGTAGCTGCGCTAGAAATTGTCGCAGCCCCATCAATATAGCTCCATTGACCATAGCGACCCGCCCCAAAACTACCATTGCCATATCCCTGCGACACATCTAGTCCAGAGTAATATCAAGATCGCCAGCATTGATGCGAAACACATCGCCAGAGGCTATGGTTTTAGATGCTGTCAGGTTGTTGAAACAAAGCATATTTCCGCTGCTACTGGCATCGTAGACGGCTGCGGCAACGATGGTTCCCCAAGCTGATCCCGCCGTAGGAAACTCAACAGCGCCACTATTGGTTGTTGCTGATCCGCTTGTAGTGAGCGTTACTGATTGCCTTGCGTAGCCTGTACCAGAGCATTCAGTACCGCCTGTCCCGTCTTCGCCAGGAGCTACCGTAAAAAGGGCAACGTATTTGGTTCCAGGCTGGCTAAAACTGGCCCCCGAAAAGACGTAACCGAGTACGGCATTTTCTAAATAATCACTAAATCCAGCCATTTATAGTCTCCTATCCAAAAGAGGGGACAGACATCTTTACCGATGTCTGACCCCTTGTTAATTCGTTGCTTAAATTCATGTCATCGACCATTTGCGTGTAACGAGCAAGCCATAAAGGAAGACGCTCATCGTCGCGTAGGTATGGGGCGCTTTGCACAAGCGCTCCATACAGATAAAGATCAGGAGACAAGGTTAATAACCAGTTTGTTGTATTGCTGTCAGACAACGCTGGCACTTTGGCGTAGTAGACGAGTTCGCCTGTATAAGAAGAATCTGGTGAGGGGTATACCTCTATCTCATCGCCTACATGACCAAAATACAAAGGCTTACCAACAGCACTAGACTCAGCACGTTTTTTGTTGATCGCTTCATTAGTCAAATACTCAAGGGGGGTGACAGGATCAGTATTCAGAATAAATTGGACTGTTTGCAGCCAATCAGCGGGAGTAGCGGAGTAACGATCATCGATGGTTGCTGTCGATCTAGTAATCATTTTTCGATGACGAATAGAACGATTGTATTGCGCTTCAGCTAAAGCAATAAAATCAACGATTGCACTGGTAAGATCATCACGATTTAACCAATCTGCTACGCTGCTTTTTAACTCCGAATAAGTTGTTATAGCCACTTAGTCAAACCCTTCCACCTCGCGTTCTAAACGCTCGATTGTCGGGATCATTAAGCCAAGCCTTAAATCGTTTCTTATCCTTCGTTATTCCTTGCTGATCGAGTTGATACAACACGCTCAATGGAATCGATGCAACTTTAGACCATTCACCATGCTTCTGATGTCGGTCTATCTCATTTCGCTTTCGCTTATTGTCTTCGACAATTTGCGTTACATCTTGTTCAGTCTGAATTACTACTGTGTTTTCAGACTCTTTACCTGAAGCCGCCTCTTCGTAAATGAAGGTCGTTTTAGTTTGCGACCCAGCATCGTACTCAAGAACACGCTTATCTTCAGACATCCCAAAAACCTAGATATAGTTAATTGGAATCTCATTATACTTTCTTATACATCACTTGTAGACATATAGGACAAGAACGAGGGGCCAGAAGCCCCTCGTCTTGCTAAGACTACGAAGTAGTCAAATCAGCAACAATACCCAAGCCTTTTTGCTGATCGACCTGCAAACCGCCTTCAAAAAGCACAAGTTCTTTGGTCGCATCACCAGTTTTAGCCAGAGGAATGTTCTGTATTGGCCTTAACACAGCCAGGGACAACAGATCAGGGTTCAAGATATAAGCATCACGCTCACGCTGGAACCTATTAGGCGTAATTCGTACTTCACCAAAATCGCTGAGATATACATCAGCGGCCCCAATTATGGTAGTTGGTGAGTCTGAAGGAGCCATGTACCGTTGCGCTGCAATACCAGCAAAGCCAGATACCTGAGTCTTGTTAAAAGGCCCAACCATCAGCATTGTAGGCTCTCCACCCTCAGTGAAGACAGATTGCAAGACAGGCTTCAAAAGTGTCTCTGTAAACGCTCTCTGATTGCCTGAAGAAGCATCAGTTCTAGCAGCGTTAACAACACCACCAGAAACGGTAGGATCACCACCGCCAGTGCCTTTGCTTGTGTTGGTACGAATGAAAGCTGATAGAGAAGCGGTTTCTCTAGCAGTACCAGTAGCACCAGCAACCGCAGCGTTATTCACACCACAAAGGTTGAACTCAATGTCGCGCTTTAACTCGTTACCGTTTTTAACCAACTGGTAACTGCGCTCTGACTTCCTACCTGCGGCGTTAATAACCTCTAGGTTATCTGCCAGTATGAAGTTCTTCGACATGATCTGGGTATAGTTGCCCAAACGCTCTGTTGCAGAAACAGCGGTAAACGAAGAAATGTCGTCACCGTCGATCTGTGCGTTTGCGGCGGCTGCGGCAAGCTCATCTGTTTGCCATTCAAAAAATGTATTTCTAACAGTCTCACGACCGATGTTAGATACAAGGGGTGTCGTTTGTGGGCTGATATTGAAAATAACATCAGCTAACTCTTCCCTGATACCGACATCGCTGTAGCGAGTAAAGGTATTCGTGATGATAGCCATTAGGCTTTCTCCTTAAAGTTCCAAAAGTTTTGCCAGATCGACCGCATCTGCGAGCCGACCACTAGATTGCAATCTTTCTTGAGCATTCCTAGTTGCTTTGCTTTTTTTAACCGGAGTCTTCTGAGAAGATCCTGAAGGAACAGTTTTGCCTGTCTGAGCGCGAGTCTTCTTGGTTTTAGCTACGCCTTTATCATATAGCCACGCCTTGCGGATTAGCTGTATGTGTTTAGCCATAGTCAAAGACATGATTTCTTCCTCAGTGATACCTTCGTTCATTAGGTACTCTTTGATTTCGCCTTTCTCTTTGGAGAAAGTCGAATTATCTTTCCACTCAGGAATTAAATCAGGCAGCTTCGCAGTCTCTTCAACACGCAATTCTTCTATTGCGCGATTCTGCTCTTCATACAGATCATTCTGTAACCGTTGTTGTTCGTTCTGAATCGCCTGTAGCTTTTGGAATTTCAGGTCACGCTTCTTATCCCATTCATACTTTAGCCGTGAGGCTTGCATGGGGTTATCAGCAAATTCCTTATCCCAATCAGGTTCAGGCTCATCATCAACCATCAAAGCATTTTGCAACTGAGGCAACAAACTTGCGTAGGTTGCTCGCTCTTGCAAGACCGCTTCACGCTCGCTCTCAAAGTCTTTCTTGCTCAGAGCAAGCTCTTGAGATTTGCGTGTATAATCCGCTTGGCGGGAATAACCATTTAGAGCTTCTTCAAGTGTTACCTGTTTATCTTCACCATTCACTTTGACGGTGTATAAATTGGTATCCTGTTCAGACTCTTCTTCGTCATCCTCATCTAGCGGCTCGGCATCGTCTTCTGAATCTTCAAAGTCCTCTTGGGTTTCTTCGATTACCTCTTCCTCTGCCTGACCTTCAACCTCTTGGTTTTCAGATCGTTCTGCTTCGTCTTGAAGCTGTTCAATTAGCGCTGATGCGCTTCGCAAATCGAGTGCCTCATTATTGGCTGTGTTCGCTTCTGCCATTTTTTATCCTATTTCCTGGATCGTATTAAAGTAGCGTTGTCCATGTGGGCGCGTACTCTTTTAAGGAATCGCTGCATACCTGAAAATTCGTGGTATAAGGTTTCACGCTTATTCGAATCAACAGACGTTATCCATTCCTCAAAAATTTCTCTTTCAACAGAATCAAGTATTTCCTCGATCACAGGCGAGGTCATCATCTCTTGTATCCTGTCAGCTAGTGACAAGTCCTCTAAAGGGTTATTGTCCACCAAATGCTTCCTTGTTAATCAGCGCTCTGTCTCTGTCAGCCAGAGCGCGAATATTTGCTACATCCAACTGAGTGCCATACTTCGCTTCTATTTCAGCAATCTTCAGCATCAGTTCAGTTTCTTGTTTATCTCTTAAACGATCATTCTCTAATTGCATCTTCTGGTACTGCAATTCAAGATCAGCCATCTTCCTTTGGATCTCAGACTGTATATCTGCCATCTGCACCTGAATAAGCTGTTCATTAATATCAGGTTCAGGCGGGGGTGGAGGAGGCGGGTTAAAGTTAGCTGGGTCAGTAAAGAATCTTGTCGTGTCCTTAAACCCAGCCAGTTCAACTATCTGTGTTAAAGTGCTGTAATACTGTTCCTGTCCAACAAGCGGATTCACGGGGCCAAGCTGGGACAATATCTGTTCCTGTTTGGCAAGCAATTCTCTTAGCATTGCCATACGTTCCATCTCAGTGCCGCGACCTAATCCTACGTTTGCAACCACATCCATGTTCGTAGTCCAGAAACGGGGATCGATTGGGACAAACTCGTTTCTCAGTTTGACCATTCGTTCTGAGTCTTGGTGCATAACAACTAAACGATATATCCCTTCAAACAAACGCTTCATACCGTCTTCAGCAAATAAACGAGCTATCAGCTCGGTTCTTTGCTGAGCTGCACTGATGGTCTGAGCTACAGCCATCTGAGTAGAGGACTGTAGTGCGGATGGGTCGAGACCATCAGCCGCCCTAGAAACACCTGTACGGTTTTCCCTAATTAAATCCATGTATTCCAACATGGAGTACGCTTCTTTACCCACAAAAGGCATATTGAATGGCTGGACAGCGCCAGGACTTCTCATCCTGATAACGCCACCGATCTCTGTGTTTAACAAATCGTCAACATTCGCCTGACCTTCAACAAAAGCAACACGCTGGTGTACCGACAAAGCCAGTGAGTCAAGGGTGGATCTTAGGACAGACGATTTAATTCGTTGTATGTCGGCAGTTAAGTCAGCAATGGATAAACCAAAGAACGTATGTGGTTCAGGAGAACACATAAACGTAGCGAAAGGCACATGATCGCAAGGCGTGTTGCGATAAACCTCATACTCCTCGCCGAGAGTACAAACCTTCCTCAACTCAGCACGATTATCGCCATCCACATCCATCTTCACATAAGATTCTATGTAAAGGGCTCTTCGCATCGTGGGGTCATCGTTGACCTGCATATCACTGAGGCTGGGGTTTCTAACCTCAGACTCAGGGTTAAAATCAAACTCAGTCTCGTTAGTAACGTGCTGTTCTACATCCTCATAGTCGTAGCCCATTTCAACGAGTTCGCTAAGAGTTAGATAGCGCCTGTGCGCTACTAACTCTGCCGACTCAAGATCCTTTGCATTTCGAGAGATTAGAAACTCTTCAGGTGGTACAGCCTCAATTTTAATTCTGCCTTCAGGGGTAATGCGTACACCTTTGGCGTTGTACATAACTGACAAGATATTGCCTTGCTCATCAGTCTCTTCAACGACTTCAATCTCATCAAGAGATACGGCTTCATCTGAATTGAGTACGTTAAGCGCTTCCTCGGTCAAACCTGTGTAATCGAGCGCTTCAACCTTGTCGGACACGTCCCAATAGAACTTAACGAAGCCTACCTTCTTCATCAACGAATCTTTAAAGGCTTGGTACAACACAGAGAATCCTGGGTTATCCCGCATAAAAATATAGTTACAGTAATCGGTCGCTTGCTTAGCGATCTCTGTGTCTTCAGGGCCATTAGGGGCGAATTCAACGATGTGTTCACCACCAGTAAAGATACGCATGAGAGAGGGTAAAATGCCTTCTATAGTGTCCCTGACATCCATAGAAACCACTTGGGATCGACCTTCCTCTTCGTTGCCAAACTCTTCACCTAGATAATACTTCTCAGCCATCGCACGAATAGGGGAGATCGTGTTGTCGATGAAATCTATCGCATCATCAAGCTCATTAGTGATAATCGACTTAACTTCGTCATCATCCATGCCAATATCAGCATCGGTTTCAAACTCTACTTCAGACATCAGTTAACTCTTTTGCTCTAGGCGGTTGTTTCTTGGTATTGCGGTTAAGAATATTCTGGACATCTTCAGCGGCTTGCCTACGTCCTTTAGGGCCAGAGTGGTAGCGTTTACCTGGCATTGAGAAAACCTACATATAGTATTTCTTTAGATTATTATAACTGCTACAGTAAATGGTACAAAAGAGACAGAATTGTACCCCTCGGTGTAGCGGCATCTCTCCGCGTGATAAGGCCAATATCTCAACCTAGCCGCTACACCGCTTTTTCAAGCATTTAATAACTTAGAAGTATGCGGTTAAACCCTCTAGGGGTTTTACCGCATGGGCGGTTACGACACTTCCGACAGTTCAGATACTTACGATACTTAGTTTACTTATAGCACTTAGGGGGGTTACGACACTTTGAGGTTATGCGGGAAAACCCTTGATAGGTTTTACCGCATTTAAACGATTCCCCTAATGTTACGCTTTAGGGGCTGACTCCAATTAGTAGAAGCGCCACGACCTTTAAGGCCGATGGCAGCATCACCAGCAAAGGTAAGACACAGAGCATCAGCCTTATCAGGGGAGGGTAGGCCACGCTTCTTCATATCATCCTTGGACTCGATCTTCATCTTCCCAGCCGATGTGAACTGGTATCTTGGAGATACCAGTTCAGCTAAGAGCTTGTCATCCTTTGGTAGCCTGACTTCGCGTGTCTCCAGCCACGCCTTCACCTTGAACCAAAGCTCAGCCCTTAGATTCATGTAAGTCGTTCCCATCGAGGGTGCTTCAGCGGTATTAATACCTATCGCTGGTAAACCCAGCTCTTGTAAACGATCAACTACTCCACCGCCCACACCAATGGAGTCCACCAATATCTCCGCTGGTTGCTCACTCGGCCTGATCGCATCGAAGTCAGCTTTGATAGCGCCAGTAAGCTGCATCAAGTCCAAGTTCTTCCAATCTTGAAAGTGAGTAACTACGCGGCCTTGTCGTTTACATAGCACTGAGTAAGCAGAGCCAAATCGGGCTACATCCAGACCCCAGATGATCTCAGCCTCCTCGTCCACCTCTACATCTCGTTTAAAACTCGATTCAACGATTTCTAATCCAATAACCGTATCGTCATCAGCCTTTGGAAAGTCACCCTCTACACGAATCTTAAAATTGTTGCTTTCAGGGCCGTAACGTAACTTCATCTCTTCAATGTATTCAGGTGCTACGCGAGGCGAATCCAAACACGAGACTTTGCGGGTGAACCACTGATCCGCATTGGTGTGGTGTGTGTCAAAAAAGAAACCCGATGTTCGTGTGGGGTTGCCTAAAAGCAACACCACACTATTCTCAGCAGTCATGCTGCCGTAGCCAGCCTCGAAGACCGCCTCTGGTACACCAGAAGCTTCGTCTACAACGAGTAAGGTATTAAGAGAATGAACGCCTTGTAGCGCCTCTGGGGACTCTGCACGACTCGTCCTGGCACTTATCCAGGCATCATTCGGTGCAGCCTTTAGATACACACGATCAGTCTTAGTCTCCAGAAGTGCCTGAAGCACTTCTGGTAGTTCTTGTACCCACTTCTTCACCTCACCAAACAAGGCATCAAATAGCTGAGCAGAAGTAGGGGAAGTGCATACTACCTTTACAGGAAAACGAGTTAATAAGAACCAAATCATCGCCCATGATGCAGCAGAGCTTTTGCCTACGCCGTGACCAGAACGATAACTTAGCTTTCGAGTACCCTTAGCAATCTCATTCAATAACTCAGCTTGCCAAGGATCAGGTTCCACACCCAAAACCTGTTGCACAAAAGCAACAGGGTTTTGGTGGTAGCTTTCTACAAATTCAACGAATGGGTTGTTTTGTGTCATACCGCTTCCCACTTTAGCTTTTTCTGTAAAGGGTGAGTGTCAACCCTTGGCCTACTCGCCACATTCCAACCTTGCCCATGCCTAGTTGTCGCTTCCCCTAAACAACGCCAACCAGCACCACGCAAACTTGAACCACCTTCAGACTTCAATGTGTAAGTAATTAATCGTTTATATCCTAGAGCTTTAGCAGCTTTCCATGCGCTTGCGTACAGCATTGAACACGCATTGCGTGTTCCATCTGTACAACAACGATTAACTTCCAGCGTAAAACCATCATCCAAAAATCTTGCAACTGGCCTTCCAACGATTGCTACCCCATGAACAATTTCAGATGAAACAGCTATGCAAAATTTTGCACCAACGACAGGCTTGTGGTGTCTATGATGTTCTCCTACAAAACAATTAGCTTCCTTAAAAGTAATTGGTGTAATCGACAACATCTTTACGCTGCTTCGTCATTCTTGTGCCCATTCAATATTTTGCCGATAGTACGCAAAGACAGCTTCACTTTATTTTGGCCACATGAATATCGTTCAATTATGTCCTTCTGAATCTCTCGGTAACTCTTACCCTCCAAACTCATCTCAATCATGCGATCAATAGCAAGTGCGCGATAACCGTGATCGAACACCCTGTCATCGTCAACAAACTGCCCCCACTTACAATCTGAGCGGGTGGAGTACAAACCCTTAGCCTTCTTCTCAGCGCGGCCTTCGGCAGTTCTCTCAACGAGGTTCTTACGCTCCCATTCGATGAACATGGACATGACAGAGACCAGTAACGCTGCCATCTGATCTTCTGGGTCAGTGAGCTTGCCAAAGTCACCTGTGATAAGAGTGATATCCGATTTTTTGAAATCGTCTATCACTTGCAGTATGTCTAGTTGCGTTCTGGATAAACGATCTATCTTGGCGACCAATAAGACATCGCCGGCCTGAAAGTCTATGTCAGCAACTCCAGGACGCTCGTAGAACGGTTTAGTGCCAGTGACGGCTAGGTTGTTGATCCATTCATCAACCACTAGGTCGTGCTTGGCTGCGAGGGCATTTATCTGCTTCTCTTGCCACTCTGGGGAGGTGTTGTCTATCTGGGTGAAACTGGAAACGCGAATGTAGCCGTAGCATTTCATACGCATTCTCCTTTAGAATCCTTATAAGCCATCTGAATTTCTCCTTGGTTATTCGGGTGGTTAGGCTGGGGCGTAGCTGTAACTGCGCCCTGTGCCGACCAGTCTACAGTAGATGTGACAGATTTTTCAAAATTTTTTCAGGAATTTTTTTTTGGTGTGTGGGGACTACCTAGACCCACCCCCCCTACCTGGATTTGAGGGTGGGGTTGCTGGCGAGAGCCCGTACTAACAAGCCAACACACGCCAACACGAGGTTCAGCTCCTAAGTCATTGATTGAACTAGATAAAACTGGTTTAGCGAGTTTACCTGTTTACACACCTTAGTAAGTAAACACTGCTAAACGCCTACCTGTAGCGCCTTCTTGTCTTTCTTTGTACTTTTTCTTTCCTTCTCACGCATTTGCCGCGCATAACGCCAGCGTTACCTGTGCGATGTGCGAGAGTTGATTAAATATCTACAAATGAAGTGATAAATAGTTTTACATCGTAGTAACTAATCGGTACTATTCTTATATCGACTTTACAGAGCCACTAACTAACCAAGGAAACAAAATGACAGAACGACACTTAACAACGACCTACCACATTGATGAGTCACACGGCTACGTCACGACTACGCTCAGCCTGTTACGCGAGCTAGGCATAGAGAACGACATAAGCCAATTCAGCTATCAGGACGGCGAGAAGGTATACCTAGAAGAAGACTGCGACCTTTCACGATTCACCAAAGCGCTAACAGCTAATAACATCATTTATACCTTCGAAGAAAAGGTTCATTACAAGGATTGTTTTGTGCGCTCTCTCCCACGTTACAGAGTAGGAGCATAACCATGGATCGACTCATAACCTTTATATGCTTCTCAATGTGCATAGTACCAGCGCTAACCATGGCGCTGTTTCTATGGGCTATCGTTAGCAATCAATTCCTACCACTAGAAATCTTCACAATAGGTTTCAGCTATACGTTCCTGGCGTATTTCTTATTTGACTATCTATTGAAGAAGAGAAGCAAAGAAAACGATTAGAGCGCATCTAAAGCGCTCTTTAAGAGAGCGCTTATAGATACGCTTTTGTATCGATACCGAAAACCAAGGAAACCAAAAATGATTTACGACTATAAGAGAGAAGAAATAAAGCGACACTTCGAAGACTTTCTAAACGAAAACAAAGATTACTTAATCGAGCATAACGGCGACTCGTGGACTGATGATCTACACCACAAAGCATTTAACGAAGATTATTACATCGTAGGGACATACAAAGCGACACAATGGCTTGGCGATATGGCGTTCTCAGTAATTGGTCATATCAAAGACTACGAACAATCCAATTTCGGAAAAGTTAACACCGATCTATCTGATCCTGAGAAGGTTGTGAATATGTACACCTACATAGTCGGAGAAGAAATCGTTAACGAGTACATCGATAACTTAACTGATGAGCTGTTAGAGAGCGAAGCGGTTTAGAAACCATCGCAAGCGCTCTCATAAGAGCGCTTAACGATGTTTTTTACATCAATCGATAAACAACCAAGGAAACAAAAAATGGATACAGCAATGAAAACACAAAGCGCAGCGCAGCCAATTGAATTTGGTTTTGATGGTTTCGAATGGAACGCATTGAACCTGTTCGCATCAAAGCATGACGTTCGATACTACTTGCAAGGTCTACACCTAACACGCGACCGCATAGCAGCGACAAATGGCCATGTACTAATGGCAATTAGGCATAACGATGTTTTAAAGCAAATGCTCAAAAATTTGCCGGATGAAGGCGTGATTATTCCGACCACCAAAGCAATGGTTACAACAAAAAATAATATTGTTGAGATTTCTATTGATGACATAGGTAGCGGAACAATAGAAAAACAGTTCGAAATCAAAATTGTCGATTCCAAGTCCACACAAATCGTTCAAGCAATAAATGGCAAATTTCCCGATATAGAGCGAGTGATACCTAAAGACATAGAAGCAAGCTATGTAGAGAACAAAAAGCTTACTTTAGATGAAGAACCGCATTTTCAAGCGCAATACTTCGAACTGGTAGCTAAAGCAGCGCAGCTAATCAGTAAATCATCTTCTAGCAAGCTTTGTTGCGTTCGCGTAGTCGGAAACGCCAACAACGCTGCCAAGGTGCAGATAAATGGCCGAGCCGATATAGACATCGTTTTGATGCCTTGCAGAGTATAGGAGGGGAAAATGGAAAAACAATCAAAACAAAAAAAGAAAACAGTCGGTAAGCCAGTTAAAAAAGGCGACCTCGCTTTTATAGATGAGGGCTTATCGTTTCTATTAAAGCCTAGTAAGAAAAAGAAAAACGATTAAGGGAGTCATCATCTAAGGCGCTCTCTAAAGAGCGCCTATAGATGCTGATTTTGGCATCGTAACCAAGGAATAAGACTATGAACCAATACACAAAGCGCTTTACAGAGTGCAACCTTACCGACCTAAAAAAGCTTATTCGCTTTTTTGGTAGTTTGCCGAGAAAGACTGAAAACCAATTTTTGCTCTATCAAGCTATGCAAGTAGCATTTTTGAGAGCTAGCGAGATACCAGCTAGCGAAAAGAGAGCGCCTATCATAGAGAATCGTTTCAACTGTTATGCCTGTAAAGCGCCAATAGTGAGCCAAGGCGAACAAGTAATAGAGTGCAGCGTTTGCAGCTATCCTCATATGGCTAACGGCCAAGCATACGCAATCAACTAACAACCAAGGCGACTCGCTGGCCGAGTCGCTTTTTTTTGGCTTTTTGCCAGGAGAAGCGAAACGGTCAACGAATCCCTTTTTACCCAAAATTAAGGACAATGCGAAATGAACAACGAATCCCTTTTTACCGAAATGGAGAGCCGATTTGGATCTGCTCAAAACGTAGCTGATTTATTGAAAATCAGCTTGAAGGGGAGTTATTACGCTTTCAAGCGTGGTAGCAAACCTTTACCCAACTATATCCGGCAATCTATGATTGCTCATCTAGCACTTGATGAAAAACAAGTCGCTAAACTAACCGAGAAAAAACCATGATTAAAAATGCTATTTACACAATTGATGAAAACGTAGACCAAAAATTTAACATTCTGGGATGGGAAAAAATAACCATCCTTGCTACTCGACTGTTTAAAACAAGAAAAATAGTGGTTGAGAACGAAGAAACGAATCGGGAAGAAGAACTTACCTTTTACGAGAATATGTTTATTTTTGAGGGGTTGATTGACGGTAGAAGAGATTTATCAGAAATGGCAGAGGACGAGTTTCTTGAAACATTAATGCACTGTTATCAATTTCAAGGATTTGTTGGGGAGGTAAACGATGGCTAATCGTTTAGATCGTTTTTGCATTCTCATCAAAAACAAAGAAGGCGAGTCTGGCATCTTCGGAGAATTTGGTTCTCCGAAAGATGCTAGTGAATACTATGAGCATTTTTTAAGCGCACAGTTCAAACAAAACGAGGTAACGATTTTACCGCTAACAATGGTTAATCGTTTAAATGATGCTGGAAATACCGAGGTTTTAGATCCCGACTTCCACAAGGAGATAATCGATGACTAAAGAAACTACTTATACAATTTGGTTCCAGGATGGAGGAGGCCGACAAGAGTTCTTAACTGAAGAGCAAATGAGAAAGCAATCGGAGCGGTATAGCTTTGATGCAGATGAAGTAGTTGAGTCAGGCGAGGTAACTTTTATCGATGAATTAGGTGAAGAGGTCGGCGGTTGCTTTAAAGAAACGACCTTAGACTAATCCTCCTTAATCTCTTTAGCCTTGCTGGTTATATCCTTGAGCGCCTGCACGTGCATATCTCCTAAAGAGATATTCACGGTCGGGCCGCTCTTATCCCCAAATGTATCTGGATCATAACGACTTGCTAACCATTGCCTTACTTGAGTCTGTAGCTTTGCTTTTGGAACGTCTTCTGGATGTTTAACGCCATCTGCTATCTCAAGCGTTTCGCCGACAAGCGTTTCCGCTGCGACCTTTCGAGCTTGCTGGTAACGACTCCATCGTTCAGGTTCTTTTTTATCGTGGAGCCACGCATAGAAAACGCGAGTGCCGACATTGTACTTTTTGGCTACCCGCACGATAGGCATACCCGCCATCACGTCATCGAAAATCATTTGCTCACCGATCTCCTCGGTAAGCATCTTCTTGCCTTTAGTCGTTATCTTCTGACTGACCATCGCTCAACTCCTTTTCAAACATGGCGACCTCACCTGCAATAGCCATATAACCAGCACCATCGACAAAATGGTCAACGAAATCGGTTTTACCGTTCCACACCCTGATCATCTTTAAGTCTGCCAACATCAGCGCCGCTTGATGCGGCTTGATGTCCACCCCTAATCGAAGCGACCATATTTTTGATAACGATTCCATATTCTCGTAAACCTTCCCATGATGATCCTCACGGTCGCCTGTTGTTAGCTCTATCGCTTTGCCCAGGATAATTTCTCTTTTACTGGTCAAATTCGATTCCACGATCTCGTAGTATGTTTTCTGCTTCATATCGCTCATCTAAATAGTCGAAGTCTTCCTCAAACTGGCGATCAAAATTCCTTTTAGTAATTTTGCTCACCGATTTTGCTTTTACTGCTTTCTCCTTTACTGGCTCCTGATAAAAACGCTCAACGGTTCGCCATTTATGACCACAACGATTGCACTTTCGCCTTCTGTAAACGACTTCACCCTCTGGTCGAGAATCGTAAACACTCGTTGAGCTAATTTGGCACTCAGGGCATTTCATAATCGTTTCTTCACCTCTTCGATCCAGAAGGAAGCTGGCATACACGCAATCATCTCGCGTGGGTTATCAACGATTTCATTAGCCATCCACTGTAAAGGCACAACTGTTTGCCAATCGCTTCTGTCAAAGCGATAGGCCAACATAGGAATCAACGATTCTTTTTCAGCGTTATCACAGCTTTGATGCCACCATTCCCTGCGATGCACATTGCCGACTTTGTAGCGCTTAATTTCTAACGATATATTAGGTAAACCAATTAGATCAGAGCCGCCAAAAGCGGCCTGATCGTAATTACGCTGAAAGCAAATTGAAGGTAGGTGGCCTTCGAGGAATGAGAGAAATTCTCTTTCACCTACAGCGCCTTTTCTTCGAGACTTAGCACTCATGAGTAAGGGAGTTCAGGTGCGCTATACGAAGTATTCGCGTACCGCTTTGGGGCGGTAGCGAAGGAACGCACCTGAAAATACCTGAAAATGTTACATTCGTCAACTTTCTGTCACCTTAAATGTTAATCTCATGGCACAAAAATAGGCTCTACAAACCTTAAAGAATCCTCATCAAGCTTGACTACTCTGTTTTGCGGCCAAGGGCCATTCCTAAGCTCGAAGGTGAGCTTTATGCCTTCCTCATGCCTAGTCATCATGATCCCGCTATCCATCCAACCCTGCATTGCTGAAGCGCCTCTAGCGCCTTCGAAGCCATCAGTGTCCTTCACCCCCTTCCTGGTATGGTGGATCAGGAAAACGGCCGGAGGAGTCGTTGTACCAAGTTCCTCGGCACTAAATAACGAGTTCAGCATCTTCAGGAATCCATTCACCTCAGAGTTCATGGATTCATCGCCTGTAAAAAAGTTAGCCATTGGATCTATTGCAACGATTGTAGGCTTAGTCTTCTTAATCATCGTTTGCAGACGGTTATAATTGCTACCGATGTCAAAGTCGCCGCGATCAGTCCAGAGGAAGTTCTTTTTAAGTAATCCTTGTTGGGCTGGACTAAACGATCTAAAAAGAGGCTTTAGCCTCTCACCCACATAGGAGCCTCTAATCTCCGCTTGTAGCCACAAAACCTTGTGGGCCTTGTTCCACCTGTAGCCAAGGAAATCGCCTCCTACAGCGGCTGTGGTGAGCGCCTCAAGGACGAATTGGCTTTTACCGATCTTGGGCTGGCCGATGATGAATACTCTGAACCCTGCGCTTATAAAGCCATGTCCTAGATAGTCTTGCGGCTTGTTAGCTTCAAGCTCAAAGGCTTGAGACATCGTTAACACCTTTAAGGGCTCGTAATCTCGATCAGCGCCGAAATCCTTATCCCTAGCGCCTTTGAGCATGATCGTTATCTCTTCTCTGGTCTGCTCATGCGTGTATCCTGGCTGAGTCAATTCCTCGCATTCCCTAAGAATGCGATCGTCATTCCAACCCCAAGCTACGCGCTGTGCTGACCATTTGAGGGCGGTGTTGTGCCAGCCTTCACCACCACCCTCATTGGTGTTCATTAGGCTTTTAATGGCTTTCTCATGCTCTTCTTTAAGTTCTGGCAAATCAGAGAAGACATGAAAGTCTTCGTCTGATTGCCAGTTCCATTCGTAGCCCTCGCCAGCGCAGATTACATAGCCACCTGCCGAGCGCACATCTAATCCCGCTTGCGTCTGATGATTCATCAGGCTTGGAGCGCTACGATAAAACCAGTGTTCTCCACCGCTGCGAGTCTTCGCCTTTAAGGGCGTGAAGGGTAGATTGGTCAATGCCCATTGTTTTAGATCCGCATTCTTATGCGTATCTAAATCAACAACCACGAATTTGTTACCTGTCACTGCACCCCATAAGTGGTTGGGGTACTTTTTAAACCATGAACTTAGTTCCTTGTTAGTGGGAACGCGCTCTTTGAATTCATCCCATTTAACAACAGGAACCTTGTTTTTATTGCATGGGATAATCGCTATGTCGTGTTCTTCGACCAGTTCTGAAATGGCTTCTTGAACCTCTGAGTGCGACTTTGGCTTGTTCAAAAGTTTCAACATATCTCTATATCTAGTTCTACAACCGTTGTTGACAAAACTAAACGAATCGTTTTCTACAAGAAAGAACTTTTGATAATTTATTGCGTTGTTAGGTATATATGGTTTATTGTGTTTGTAGTGTTTTAATAATCTATAACAAGGGACGGGTAGATGAGTTCAAAAAAACAAGAAGTTGGTGCGCGAGTCAAGCAGTTAAGGAAAGCGCGAGAAATGACATTGCGCGAAGTTGGCATGAAACTTGGTGTAGCAGCGAACACTGTTAATCGTTGGGAAAGGGGAGAGTCATCGCCTACCAGAGCAAATCTGGTAGCTATGTCCGACCTTTTTGCTGTCGATCCAAGCTGGCTTATGTTCGGCATTACACAATCGAACACCAAGAAGGACGAAGAAAAGCTGTTAAGGAAGTTGAGGTTGTTGACTGACAAACAATACGAAAACATTGAATTCTTGGTTGACGAGTTAATAGGGGGGATAGAACAAAAGGGGGAAAGTAATGGATCTGCTTAGTACAGAAGCGAAAGATTTTGTTGCGAAATGCGCGAATAACTTTATGAGAGAAGAACTAGTTCTTAGGTTTGTCGGCGAATCTGGGAGGAAATATTTTTGGATGAAAGATGGATATATTGAGAAATCATATTTGAAAAAAAAGCTAGCTGATGCGTATGGTCAAAAAAAAGGTAATTACTTTGATTCGGTTGTTTACGATTGCTTGGTGAATTCTGGTCAGACCAAAAATAGTTTTGTTTATGCGTTCTACAAGGGTGAATCTAATGGGGTTTTCATTGTGGGAGATATGAAAGAATTTTTAGTGGAAGTAGTACCTGAATCTATTTACCAGGAATTGAAATGTTTTTGTCAAAGAAATAAGGCATTTGCCGAGGTGACAAACCAATTATCAGGTGTTTTCAAACAAAACAAAAACATTACTCAAATAAGACCGCTTTACCCATTCGAAGTCGAGCCAATTCGAGCAGATGGTAGTAAACATAAACCAATACAGTTAGATAAAGTTGAGTCTTTCATCAAAGAAGTAAGACTAGAAACTTTGGATGCAAACTCAAAACCATCAAGGAAAATCATAATACACCGAAAAGAGGGTCGAGATGTTTTTGTGGAGTACCACTGGCACGAAAACGCAATTTTTCTATACGAGCTTCTTTTGAAATTAGTCGAGAACAAAACCCAAGTAATAAAATACTTTTTGAGTTTTCCCAGTATGAAAAACGATGTTAAGGAAGGATGGGTCGTTTTAGAAGAAAAAAATATAGGTGTTTTCTTGGAGTGGCGGTGCGGTAACAAAATGTTTTGTAAGAAAGCACCAGTTCTTTTAGAGGATCAATTAAGAGAATTTGCAAAACAAAGAGGTAGACTTTTTCTAGCTCCCACGTTTTTGCTCGATGAAAATAATAATAAAACTATCGGTTTTTATAAAATAAACTCTACAAACAATGTAGACAAGTAAGACAAGAATGTAGTACCTTCAGTTCAGGGGTGTTAATTAATTAAATTAACGCCCCTGCAACGAGGGGTACTTATGACTTTAAAAAAACTAACCGCATTTGTGCGGAAACAGGTTCGCCGCATAACATGGCGAGACTTCGAAAGACACGAATTACCCTTTCCACTTGAAGATGAACCATCCTGGTTCACAAAAAAACCAAAGGAGAATCACGAATGGTAGACATTCTGAAACCTTCCTCTGGTCGAAAAAAAGATCCATTTAAATGGGTAATTTCAGGCGTTAATGGCGTTGGTAAAACGACATTATGTACTCAAATGCCCAAGCCGCTCTTTATTGATTTAGAGGGTGGTACTGGTTATCTGGATGTTAATCGATTAGAGGCTAAGACCTATGCGGATGTTCTGGATATTTTCAATCAAATCAAAGAGAAAGATCACGAATATAAAACTGTTGTTCTGGACTCATTGGATTGGTTTGAAACGATCATGGAAGAATCCATTGTTGCTGAAGCAGCACAAAAGAAGATGGGCATTGAAGACATAGCTGACATACCTAACTTCAGAGGCTACTCATTAAGCCAATCAAAAATGAAATCGTTTCTTAATCTTTGCAGTGAGGTTGTAGATACAGGGGTGAATATCGCCCTGATTTGCCACACAGCGCCCAAAGAGATCACTAGTGATCCTCTGATACCTGCACACCAGAAATGGGTGCTTAAACTGCGCGAGAAGAACGCTGGGAAGGTAAAGGAGTGGTGTGACTTTCTTTTCTTTGCTACCTACGACAGAGGTATCGAAGTGAAGGGTGATTTCTTTAATAAGCAGACTACTGCAAAGGAGAAAGGTGAACGAGTTATGTACACAAGTGGTGTAGATAAGTTCGACGCTAAAAGCAGAGTGCCTTTGTTAAACGAAGAAGGTGAGCCAGTGCTTCCTTTGAAATGGGATGCGTTCAAAGAGACTTACATAAAAGCGATTGAGACAAAAGAGGAAGCAGCATGACAGATATTACTGATTTTTTGGATGGCAGTAGCAGCGGCGAAGGCGAGTACGTTAGAAGACTACTTGATCCTGGTCATTACAAGGTAACGGTACTCAAACACCAAATGGTTGATACAGATTTTGGCAAATCAATCATGTTGGTGTGCGAGGAAGAGGGTTCAAAAAACTGGATCAACACATTCTTCGGCTATGAAACACCAGAACAGGCTTTTGATGCGAAAGGGTTATCTCGATTGCGCTACGCGATGAAAGCATTTGGTTTGAAACTGGAAGATGCTGTGATTAAAGATGAAGGCAAATCAATCTTTGACGCACAAAAAGCGGGTGAGTTATGTACAGGCCATTCAGCGACCGCTGAGCTTGCGATCAAGAACAATGGCAAAGAGAACATCATCATTAAGTTTATAGAGGCAGCAGACAAGCACGCTGCTCCGGCCTCTCCACCACCACAAAAAGCCGAATCTTCATCAGAAGATACGAGCTTTTTAGATGATTGATCGTATCAATAAGATTGTCTCCTCTCTGCTTGTGAACTTGGGTTCACTTGCATCGAGGCGGCATTACTTGGGTGGATCTGAAATCGGCAAGGAGTGTCCAAGAGAACTTTGGCTGGGATGGCGTTGGTGTTTACCGTTATTAAACGATGGGAAGAAACAGCTTACTTTTCAAATAGGGCAGCACATCGAAGATATATTAGTTGAGAATTTTGGTTCTCAACTAATATCAATCATGCCGCAATCGAGAGAACAGGTCGGCGGTTCTTTCTTTGGTGGTCACCTTTCCTGGCACGTTGATGGTTTTTTTGTTCTGAACGGCGCTGAAAACACCAATGTGTTATGGGAATGTAAATCAGCGAACAGTAAACGATTTAATCAATTAGCCAAGAATGGCGTGTTGGCATCGTTGAGTCGTGAAACTGATTTAGCGTATTCACAATGGGATGAAGCCTACGGCGCTCAGCTTCAGTTTTATATGGGGGCATTAAACGAGGGCGGCATGGAAGTAAATCATGCTTTGGTCACGGTCGTGAACAAGAACACCTCAGACATCTACAGCGAAGTCGTTACCTACGATCCTACACAGTATGAATCGTTAAAAGCGAAAGCAGAGTGGATTCTGGGCCTCTCTGCACCCCCTGACGGCGCGTGGCAAGAGAACCACTACAAGGTACGCAACTTCATGAACAGCGACGATAGAGGGGTTTATTTGGGCGATCTAACGCCCAAAAAACCCAACTGTAGGAACTGCAAGTGGAGTAAGCCAAACCTCTCAGACAAGAGCAAGAAGGCTGTCTGGGGCTGTAAGAAGTCCAGGAAGCTGCTTAGCTTTGAGGAGCAGCTAACTGCTTGCTCAGACCACCAATGGATTCACGATCTGGTTCCAGCGATTTGTATCGATGAGGACGAAGCAACTTATGTCAGAGATGGCATTGAATTCACGAACAGTGAAGAAGGCTTTACCAGCGCTGAGATCGCTTGGCTTTGTAGAACAAATTGGAACATCGAAGATTTAGAAACTTTGAAATCGTTGAGACACGATTTTGATGCGGAAATGGAGATTATGTAAATGAGTGAACTATTCACGGTAAGAAACTTTCACGAAGCACACCCCTTCATGCACAAGAATTTGCAAGCTCTCAAGTTCGAGATTGCTAACCGTGACAAAAATGGATTGATGGATGCGGGTGCAATTATCGAAAAGAGAACAGGCACTAATAAGCGTCATTCAATCTTGATAGATCGTGACGCTTATTTTGCATGGTTAAAAAGTTAGATCAAAGGTGCATGGTTCACCTTTCGGAACAAGGCTGGCCCACTTGTGATCGAAAACGGGCCTTTGGAGAATCAATGAGTAAAACAAAAGACGAAGAGCGGAAAGAAATAGAGGATCAGATAAGCAAGTTCTTATCTGAAGGTGGAGAGATTCAAGAGGTTGATATGTCAGTGTCAAAAATCAAAGTACATTTCAACCGAAAGCAAAGGAAGGCACAAAGCTACTTTAAAAACTCGAATCACACACTGTTTAAAGAGCAGCAAAAAAACAGTAAAAGCTAAAAATCTCGACCCTACTTTTACCCTACTTTTTCACCAAACTCACCAAATAAAGCAAACTTTACGAACTATTTATATCAATTAAATCAATGATTTAGGTATATAGAGTTTGCATGAGACTCCCTTCTAAGCCGAGGGTTAGAGGTTCGAGTCCTCTCAGGCGCGCCATTAAACTATAATAAAATCAATAGTTTACAATGCTTTCGAGCAAAATCTAATATTTTGCGCTTGACTCAACCCTACTTTTACCCTACTTTTTTTGCAAACTCAAAAAACTTTATATATTTATGGTTAAGCCAAAAAAGCAAAAGGATGGTCGTTATCGAGTACAAATAAAAAGGCCAAACATAGGTTTGAGAAAAGATAGAATCTTCAACACCAAGAGAGAAGCGGATCACTACATTGCACAAATAAATCTTAAGTACGCTGACAGCCATGCTGAACCTACGATAATAAAAAAGCGTTTTGCAGATTTGGTTGAGGAAGTAACCAACAAATCTGTTTTGTACGGCTTAAAGAGAATAGACAAAAAGCCTTACTCAAAAAGCACCATTGATAATTGGGCTAACCAGTGGAAGCTTTTGTCTGATGCTGGCAACTTTAAAACGATTCCTGTTAACGATCTAACATGGAAGTTTATGAACAATCGTTTGTGGGAATTGTTTGATGAAAGAGATTGGCAGTTCAGCACCCACTATAAGTACACCATCGGATTAGGCGTATTGTTTGAATACGCCAAATCCAAATCCTACGTTGCCAGGAATCCATTGAATGACGTTGAGAAAGGTGATCGTTTTAACAAAGGCAACCAACGCCACCGAGTCGTTACTGAGTCCGAATTTAAACGATTACTATTATGTGCAGAGCAGTTAGCGGCTAACGCTCAAAACACCCAAGAATCGTTACTCCATGTATTCATTCGTTTTATGTGGGAAACAGGTTGTAGGCGAGGGGAGTTACTCAAGCTGGAATACCAAAATATCATCTTTTTAGAAGATGATGATTTTGGAGCGCAGATAATATTCAAAGGTGAGACTACTAAGAACTCAGAAGAAAAGGTTTCGTTTATCAGCAAAGACTTGGCAAACCTTATCAACGACATAAAGAAAAAAACGAATAACCACAAACTGTTTCTATTCAAAGCGCCATACAAGGAATGGGCAACAGTTAAACGAATGGCTAACCTTGATGGTAAGGACGCAAGGTACGATGAACCAATCACTTTTCACCATCTGCGACACTCTTGGGCTACAAGACTAGGATCAGCGGGAGCTAACCTAAAAGAACTAAAAGATGCCGCTGGTTGGAAAAGCTCTAGCCAAGCAGATCGTTACGTCCACTCTACAGAGGAGTCTGTCAGGAGTGCGCTCTTGAAACGTATTAAAGACTAGGTATCTCATCGAGGAGCGTTCTAAGCCTCTGTTCGTCTTCTGTTTCTTGTACTGGATCAAGCATAGAACCAGTGTAACGAGACATGATGCCAGCTCTACTAATTATGTCTTTGTTCGCGTCCAGCAAACCTCTGAATTGACCAGCACCCCTAGTAACCTCCCCAACAACTCTTGGAGATGAGCCAGTAAGCACAGCTGCCATTTCAGGTATGTTCCCTGTTAAGCCAAATGTTGCTCCAGCAGTAGGGCCAGCATATCGAGCAATACCCGCTGGCATATAATCTGACATCGCCCTGCCAGAAATGCTTGCAACGATGTTGGTCGCTTCATCCATATCGTCGATTTGTTTCAACAAATTTAACTTCTCACCAAAGTTTGTGTTGACGTTGTTTCTTAACGATTGCTGAAGTTTTCGTAGCACTTGATTAGCGCTTTGTTCTCTATCAGCCCTAAACTCTGTCCTAAACTCGTTTAAAAGCTCTTGCGCTTCTTCGTATGGCTTCATGACTTCGCCATACTCAGGCGCTAATCGCTCTATTTCATCTCTAACCTTTCTCCTAGCTTTGTAAAAAATTGCTGAAACTGTAGAAGGAACATTTTCAGGTAACTGAGAAATCATGATGTCCATTGATTTTTTTAAACCGTCCATAGAAGCAACGCTTTGATTATTAGGATTCATCATGTAGTTATTGACTTGCGTTTTTAAAGATTTATAAAGATTTGTGAAATCACCTAATGCAGTTTTGAAAGGCGTTTCTCCTTTTAATCCTTCAGGGTAAACGATTTTCCCTAAATCTTTTCTAACAAAATCATCGATAGGCGCGTAGTCAGCTTGTAATTCATTTAGACCAAGACCTGATTTACCATGAAGATATTGCGATTGAGCCTGTTTTTTAAACAGCTCAACACCATCGTCAAAATCCTCAACAATATCGAAAGCATTTCCTCTACCGCGCAGAAATTGAGCGCTTGTAGCGCTTGCGTCACCGCCTTCTCTAGCTGCATCAAAAACTCCCTGTATGTTATCAGGGCCAACACCAGTGCTTACACCTAAAGCATTTTTAGCAACCATACCTGTCGCATCTAAAACCTTTTCACCAGCTCTACCCACAACATTTACAGGGTCAACATAAGAAGACGCCTCTTCTACTTGTTTAGCAATTTGCCCAACCTTTCCTGGAGCCTTAGCCGCAATAGAAGCGCCACCAGTAACAATACCAGCTATGTCGGATGTGACACCCGCTGGGTCTGTTCTCAACGAGTTCATAAAAGCATCAGTAGATCCATACCTACCAGACAGATAATCTCCCATAGCATCGACTAACTCTTCTTTGTCTTTGCTGTCTACAATGCCAAGCTTACTCAACAAGCCTTCTCCTATGTCCTTGAAACTTTTTAAAGTTTCAATAGGACTTAGGATTGGTTCTATTATGTCTGAAACTAATTTAGTGGTACTGGATGGTAAGTTATAAACGATTTCAGGGTTTTCATTTATAAAGCCTGTAAGGATTCCAGCGCCATATAAGTTATTACCGTATTCTTTGGCTACGTCCCTATCGACACCAACATTCATTGCCATATCTTGAACTAAGGTGTCACGACTAGGCTGTATGCTTGCATTGCCTTGCAGTAACGCCTCTAATTGCTTCGGTGAATTGATACTCATTATTGCCAATCCTTCCTTTTAAAAAATTCAGATTTTATTGCTCGTTTGTCAGCATCATCTAATGTATTGAAGTAACGATGTGAGCTATCGTTGTTATTGAGAAGCAACTTTTCCATTTCGTCCAAAGTGAACTTGGAATAATCACGATCAGTCTGCCAAGATTTAAGTATGTCTTCAGCTAAACCGTTAGAGCCGTATGCTTTAGATAGATAGAGCGGGTCGTAACCTTTCTCGCCCTCGCCATATAAAGTTCGGTACTTTTTTAGGTGAGCAAACATGGCAGCTTTGTTGTCATACGCATCTCTAATCGATTTTGCTAATGATCGTATTCTTGCCAAGTTAACTTCAGGAGGCAGCGTTTCGTCGTAGGTGTTTTGTACTAACTTTTCACCTTCTAAGAAAGCAAACTGACCACCAAGGATTGCTCGTAACGATTTCATCACCACGTTTCGTATTGCAGCGCGAGCATCAAGAGCTTGTTTACCATCTTCAGTCATAGCTCTCAAATAATCAGGAAACTGAGAAACGATTGGGCCTGTAAAAAATGCCGATTCTCGATCAGCAGCATCCATCAACAGATTTTGAGCTTTATCTAAATCAGCTAAATCACGAAGCGCAAAAATCGAACCTTCTTGCTGCCATTCGACGTTTTGTTTCGCAAATTCTTTGTTAGCGACACTTTCCCAATCTTCAAGAATCCTTCCATACCTGTCGATTTGCTGAGCATCACGAAGGTCTGGGATGTAAATTTTGTCTACCTTCCCATTAAGATCGTCAACTTGAACAACAGATCCAGGAGGCAAGCCCATTGCTTCTGCTTTTTCTCCAGCAATAGTAGACTTTTGTTCAGTGACAAAGTTCATAAATTCTTCGTCATTTAACGAAAGAACTTTTGCTCTCTTCTTAGGATCGTTGACAAAAAACTGACTGTTCGAGTCACCATAAAGAGTGCGTAACTGATTAGCAGCGCGTCTATCACCAAGCGCAATATCGTATTCGAGCTTTTCTTTCAAATTCATATCAAGACCAGCTTGCCGCTCAGCAATATCAATCAAGTTTTCTTCTGGGAGAACCGCAGCGGCTACTTCAGGGTCTTCGATACCTAATGCTGGATTAGCTTCGACATCACGAAATGCCTGTTGTCTTAGCTGTTCAATTTGATCTTCGGCGTAATTGGCGCTGTCACGGAATGTTTCAGCTAATTTGTTTTGTTGAGTTATCCTAGCAACGTCCTGTGATGCAATGTCAGTAGGAGATTCCAGCAACCCTCTTTGTATTAAACGATTTCTAGTAAGGGTTTGCAGACCCCTAAGTATCGGATTCTTAACTTCCTTGTACATCAAACCTTGACGATCAGAGGGAGATCGCAAAGGCGATCTAGGGTCTAGCTCTACTGGCCTACTAGAAATCTCAAAAGCTCTGGCCATATCATCCATTTTGTCTTGTCGCAGAGCATCAATCTCAGATCGTTGTGATCTGAGATTTTGCATACCAGATCGTCTAGCATCGACCAATGACTGCACACTAGGATCAAGAGAAGTATCAATACCCCCTAGCAGATTAGAAAGCCTTTCAGCAGAGGTTTTAGCAAAGTAATCCTCATCAGCAAGACTTCTCAAGCTGCCATCAGGGTTAAATATCGATACATATTCTTCAGCCATTTCTACTCCTAATCCAGAATGCCTTTCTGGACATAAGTGTTATACGGTACGTCCTCTTCCTCTTCATCGTCTAATAGACCAGAAGAATCAGTAGGAGGTTTCATTGCTTGCTTGATAATATTGTCTTGTTCTTCACCAAAAATATTATTTGCTTTAAGCTGAGTTCTAAGAACACCCTCGATGCGTGTCTGATCCATTCTTTCAGCATGATCTGGCATCAAGATTTGTCCAGCCGTAGTTCTGCCAACAAAGAGGTTTTTAGCGCTTTCACCTAAACTTTCACCATCCATCAAATCCTTGGCAAAACCAGGAAGAGTGCCAGCACCCATCACATCCTTTTTCTTCTGTTCCATCTTTGCTCTAGCAATTTGAACAAGCATATCTGCCATAATTATTCCTTATCCGATTCCAAACGATCTTGAGCTGCCACTCTGCATAACAGGAGATGGCAACATTCCAGTAGCACCACGAAGTACGTCAAACATCTGGAGAGGGAAGTTGCGAGCATCAAGGTATCGACGATATTGATCGTCAAGCATTTGCTGTCCCACTTGTCTTTGTTGCTGCCCTACGCCAGTGATGGCTTGTGCATCACCAAAGTTCATGCCGCGATACTGGTTAGCTAGATTACCTAACATCCCAGCACCCGCTAGGTTTTGAGCAGCGCCTTGAAGCCCTGCTTGCTGGTTAGCCATGCCAGCCCTCAAAGCGGCTTGCATATTAGCTTGTTCTGCTTGGCTTCCTAAGCCCATAGCTTGCAAACCCGCAGCCTGATTAAGCTGTTGCGCTCTCATCATATTATTGGCTGTTGTGGTATCAGCAGCTAGATTTCCACGCATTTGCGCTTGTTCCATTTGAGCGCGAGTACCCTGATTTGCCCTCTGTCTGGCAAGCTCATTTTGGACATTTTGCTGTTGTGCTAATTGAGATAATTGCTGCCCTCGAAGATCCGCAGATTGGTTCGCAAGCATTCTCTGAGTGTTTTGGCCCTGTGCCGCTAAAGCGCTCTGGAGACCTGCCCTTTGATTGGCTAGATTTCCCTGAAGGCCAAGCTGTGCTGAAGAAGTATCAGCTTGTAACGATCTGTTTAAGTCAGCTTGCGCTCTCTGAGCGCCACTCTCAAAGCCTTGCTGTCTTAATCTAGCAGCCGTGTCAGCACTTTGTTGTAGTGCTGCTCTGTTAGTTTCAGCCTCTACAAGTCCTTGTCGGCTACCACCGAATGCACCAGCGCTTACTGCGCTGGCTGCATTCTGATTTTGTTGCATTTGTCTCGCTCTTTCTATGTCACGCAATGCTGGATCAATGACTCCTTGTTGATACTGATTCATATAAGGATTCATGTCAGTCTGCGAAAACTGACCAGCAGTAACGCGATCAGCTTGTACATTCTGAGTAGGAACAGCGTTCGCCATACCAACTTGCTGGGCATTAACACCGCCAACCTGTCCGAGAGGCCCGATACGATCCATACCCATCTGGGTTGCTGTCACGCCTTGCCCCTGCACTTGGCTAGGATTAAATTGAGTATTCACATTTTGTTGTGTCACCTGTCCAGGCTGAAACTGAGCGACATTCTGTGCAGCGTTCATAGCCGCTTGCACTTGTGGCTGACCCATACCAGCTCTCGCAACGTCTACAGTCCTGTTCATCCCCTCAAGCTGAAAAGGGCTCATAGGAGCAACGGTGGCAGCGTCATAGGGCGCGTAGGGTAGGGCAGCTACACGTTGACCAGCACGATAGGTTCCTAGCGCTGCTTGTTTTAACTCAGGGTCAAATGTGGTTTCTTGTGAGCTTTTACTTTTACTTCCCATAATATTTTCCTAAAAAATACCCATGTTTCGAGGTGAATAACCCATCGCGTCAAATTCATCGTAGTTTTCATCAGCAAAAACAGGTGGAACGACAACCTGTTTTGTTTTCACTCTAAAGTTTCTTTGCCTACCTGTTGGCTGTTCGTTTCGTGCAGATCGGTTTCGGTCGAAAATAGTTTTTCTACCTCTCATCCCTACTTGAGTTTGAGCAGCCCCGAAATCCTCTGCTCGATCACTCAATGCGGCTGGGTCAATCTCAATGGTTTCTGAACCCATCGTAGAAGGCCCAGCAAAAGCGCCTGGAAAAGATCGATTCATTTGACCCATTGGTATACCAGCAATAGATTGGTCAGTCCTGATAGGGTTTCTTCGTCTACCTGTTGTTTCGACAGGCATCGAGTCTTCGCCATCAGGATTTCGTCTAAACAAATAGCCACCCAATCGATTGAAATAACTAGGTGGTAGCATACTTACGGGATCGACCGCCTCGGTCGTAAATCGATCAAAGTAATCAGCCATAGGCTGTTCGACACGACCACTATCGCCGTAAAAAGACCTTGCCGCATCAATTAACGGGACATCTTCAACCTCCATCGTGTTTTTTTTCGACTTAGGTTTTTTGTCTTTAATTCGACCGCCTTTTATTGCTTGACCAGCAGCGCTATCTGCCATGATTTACTCTCTTAAATAAACTTATATGAGCCGCTTCATAACCCATATCTTTTAACGATTTCTTCCAACCAGCCCTGCCAGATAAGCTCACAAAGTCACACTCGAAATGTTTTGCAAACTCAACAAAGCAAGGCTCCATCTCCTTTAATTCCTCCATGTCACCCGCCGCTAGAAAAATGTGCATACAGCGTTTTCTGGGAAACTCTAAAACCTCTGTGATTGCTGCACTTCGTTTTCCAGGCCAAAAAAACATATCTTTTTGATCTACCGCTTCAACGATGTCTTCCCAAAGGTGAGTGCCTTGGCTATGTGCCAACGCCCTCTCAAGTAAATCTCGATAAGGCTCCATGACGTGTGCAGTAGTGAGGCATAAAACTTCGCTCATATTGATGCCGCCGACAGGTTTCCAGAGTTATCCACGGTGACGCTGTATCGAGTGCCGTCTGGAGACTTCAGTATCAAACGAGCATCCCCTACCTCAACGTCCTGACGCTTTTTGTGATTGTCATAATCAGCTTGCTCGATCTGCAAATTTCGTTGCGACTCAATTCGCATATCGTAGTTGTCAGAAGGTCTAGGCAACTTCATCGCTTGCTACCCTCAACAACTTCTAACCGCATGGTTCCCACTCTGAAATCACTACCAGCATCCTTCTCTATTCGCATCTGGAGCTGTCTACCTGTGAAACGAACAGGAGTAGGGTTAGCCAGCGTATAAGGCCCATGAGTTGTCTCTGTGCCTGTAGGGAAGTTTCTAGTCTTAAATGTCGCTTTGACATCGCCAAGGTTTGATTCGTCAGGAATCAAACTCTTGGCTACTGTTAAACGATCACCATTGCCTAACTGGATAGGGCCACTTTCAGCAAAGACGGTTTCATCGTCATAAGAGAAACCCACCTCATGTTCGTATAAATAACCATCCGAGGTCACAAGGGTAGGGTATTGAAAGATTCCTTGACCAACACCAGCCGTTCGACCCAGCGATCCAATCGTCCAGGTATTTTCACTGTAATTCCAAGCGACGTAGTGGGAGTTCTCATTGCCTTGGGGGTAAAACCACCATACTTCATCAAACGTGCTGTTATGGTAGGCAAATACCTTAGATCGTTGAGACTCGTTGAGATTAGTGAACAGGTAGTCACCAACAGTGCATCTGAGGGTGCGTAAGCTGCCATCATAGATGTGAAACGAGTTTCTACCCATCCACACGGCAAAGCCATCTGCAATCGCACAAGCGTTTGCAGATATAGCGCCACAACCATCTCCAACTTTCTGAAACCCATAAACAAACGGTGGGCCTTGATAACGAGCGACATGAGCATCGGTCGTACTCAACAGCAAAGTCTCACCACGCATCGGATAACCAGCTAACAAATCACCACCGCTGTTAAGAATGAAATCGCCAGCTTGGTTTGTGGTAGCAGCAGCCCATAAATTATTGTTCTCTTGGTCTGACCACTTGATCTGGTTATGTACGCCTGAAGCACCTAGCGCGAACACAAACCGTTCTTCAGTCACAACGATTGCGTTATTATTTGTGGGTGCATTGCTCAGAACCGCTGCTATGGTTCCAGTAGCATTTGCCCATTGATAGATTTTTCCATCTTTAGAGCTACACCCAAGCGCATACTCCCCCCAAGGAGCTAACGACCATGTGGTCGCTGGAGTATAAGATCCTGTATCTGGTCGAGGTGTACCCCAGCCGTTTGTGCCGTAGGTCAGTCCACCGTAACCCATGTTCTGTACGGCATCCGCATCACCCGCTGTAAAGCTGGTAGGCGTTATGTCGTGAACCGCATTTGCCTCATCGATGACATATAACTTGCTGTGTGTACCGGCAACCGTTCGACGGTTGCCTGAATTATCGTTGTAAGTAATGATCGCTCTGCAAAGACCTGTCATTTGTGATGTCGTGCGAGATCGCCAACCACCGACAGGTTGCATATTACCTTCATACCAGCGAATCAGGTTTGCATCGTTCCAGCTATTTGCTTGCTGAAACTCTGTGCCGTTTTTGACGACACCCGCTGGGATTGCTAAAGGTAACAAAGCCACTAGGGGTATTCTCCTGTTGCAATCATGTGGGCTACGTCATCGGATCTGTTGCCGACTTGCTTTGCCCATCTGCTATCTAGGAATTCTTCTGACGCAAGTAAAAAATCGCCACTTTCCATAAAGCGCAGTGCTTTCTGAAACCCACGAAGCCGAGTAAGACCAAGATTAAAGTGTAAGTTACACATACCGTCTTGACGGACTTCATCAAGATCATCAAACCAGCTAAACGATTCTGACAACTCTTTACGAGATCGAGCAATGTCGTTTTTAAGCAAGAAGTTGATCTCACCCTCTGACAGACCCAATCCACCATCGGGATCAATGTTTCTCCCAACGCCGACCGTAATCTTGCCAGCAGTGCATTCATAGGCGTGAGTCTCAACCCCTTCGTGAATCCTTAGTTGTTCGATCAAACGATCACTCATTTTTTGGTTTTAGCCTTTTTCATCATTTTCTTTTTCATAGTCATTGCTTTCTTTTTTGGCGGTCTGCCAACCTTAGACCCATAAGTTCCTTTGCCTCTTGGCATCATCTTCTCCTTTTAGGTTTCTTTGCAGTTTTAGCTGCTTGTTCGAACGCTTTATCTGTTGGAGCGCCCTTTGATCCAGGCTTACGCATTTTTTCTTTGCTGCCAGCCTTGATTCGTTTTCTTTTGTTGTGAATGTTTCGATAAAGACTCATATCAACTCCATTTCGTTTTATCTGCCCAAAAAGCAGCACTCATTTTTCCTTTGGCAATGTTGCGACCATGCCGAGCTTTGAAGCTTGCACGTTTCTTCTTCATTGCCTCGCTCTCACCTTTCTTCGGCTTTCCAGCGGTTTTCGCGCCTTGCTGCCCAAAACGAATCAGCTTCATTTCGTGACCTTGTTGAGCAAGAACAACATGACTCTTGGTTTTGTGGTTAGGCGTTCTCTTAGGTTTGTTCACGCCTTTTAAACCATGCTTTTTGAGTAAGTTTTTCTTTCTGGTTTCGTGAGCCATCAACCTTCACCTTTATGACTATTACCAAAGTAGAAAGATGAAACACTTGCCACATTAGCCAGCAATCCACCGAGGATAATGTTTAGCAAAGGTTCCATTTCTCTGTTCCAATCGTCACTAACGATGTAGAAAACAAAGGCAAAAAAACCCAGAACAATCGTCATTGCAAAAATTTTAGGAGTCCAATCGCCAGCAAAGGCTTTTCTAGCATCTTGGATGTCTTCGTTTTCTAGTTTGAAAACGTCAACATCCAATTCTTTCATCTGCTTCTCAAACTCTAGCTCTGCTTTTTTAATCTCTGCTAACTGCTCTGGTGTAGCGTTTGCGAGAGCGTTCTCAATGCTTTTTGAGTCATTTTTGACTCCAAGCACATTACTAATCGCTTGGCTTGCTAAACCGCCTAGAGGCCCACCAAGGGCTTGCCCGATGGTTGGAGCCACCGCATTGATGATGCCTTTAAGTTTGCCAAACTTTAGTGCCATATCAACGCTTCTTTTTCTTCTTTGAAGACATAGGCTGTTTTACAGTAGGCTCCGACTCGACCTTTGGAGTATCGATAGTGACTTCGGTTTCTTTGATCTCTAAGGGCTTCTGCAACTCCGAGGCATCTTTGAAGAGAGTAGAAATAAACTTCTTCAGGCTGTTCAACATTAATTTTATCCTCACTTTCTATGATTACGACTAATTGAAAAACCAATAACAGCGTTTTCATTTATCGAAAGATCGCTATGACCAAGGCAATAATGATTGCCGCTAGTATCAGTCCAATCCCACTCACGCTTGTCCACACAAACAGATCGTGAAGGAGCTGCTTTCGGGCTTTGCGCTTTTCGATTACGGCCTTCACTGAGGCTTCGTGTTGCTGCCGCGACTCCTCCATGATGCGAAAATACTCGTCTACGAATTTCTGATGATCCCGTGAGAGTACCGCCATGTTGCGGAGTTCGTCGTGAAAACGATTTACCTGTTGTTTCGCCATCGAAAGTTTTAACGCTTCTTGAGGTGTTAGCGGTTGTGTTAACGATTCTCGCTTTTCGATCTCGAACTTCTGCATCCCAGAGTTGATCGCTTGCATACGATCTAAAACGGAATTTATGTGACCGCCTGATTCCTTCACTGTGCTTATCATGCCGTTCACGGCTGAAAGAGCCGCTGTGATGGCCGCTATACTCTCGAAGATCATTTTTTAAATTTTTTAACAATGCTTCTTACCGTGTTCGTTTCAAATATGCGAATGGTTGTCCATATAATCGTTAAGAGAGCTGCGATTGGCGGTAGCCAACCCATAAGCGCACCAGCGACTGTGCCAACTGACACAGCATCTAAAGCGCCTTTTGCTATCTCTCCAGTTTGTTCAGCCATTGGCTACTTCTTCTTCCTGTGACTCTTTCTGTAACTCTTCCTCATTCTCTTCTTGCAAAGAGTTCATCAAAGCCTGGACGTATGCAGAATGAGCAACTTGACGTTGCTCAAGCTGCATTTCAAAAGTTTTCATTTGAGCTTCTAAGTCAGTGATTTGATCCAACATCTTTTTTTGATTGTCAGTCCAATCATCAACATTGTGTTCATTGCCTAAGAAATTAATGACGTTGCCCATTTTCCTCTACCTTCCAAACATTTAAATTAGCAGCGACAGTACGCCGTTCTCCTTCACCCTCGAAGGGATAAACCATGTGTTGAAGCCATGACGGAAACATCAAGAACTTTCCGACTTCTGGCTTAATCACAAAACTCTGCGGGGGTGCTAACCGCTCTACATCCAATAAGCTGTTTCGACCATAACTAAACGCAAGGCAACCATCCGCATTACCAGACGAGTTATACAGGCTATACTCTGGGCTTCCCGCTGTGGGCTGATCTAAGATTTGTTGGGGTACTTTTGTCCATGTAGTACAGGAAACCCCCATAATGGTCTTAGTCCCATGATCGTGGATCGGGTTATAATCTCCATGATAACTATGCACCGACCACAACTCATCGGTTAATACTTCT